ACTTCGTCCCGATGGCGCTTTTGTAAATAATTCAGCCGGCACAACAACGGGAGCCTGGTCTTTTGCAGATTTCTATTCTTATGTGTGTAGGATGATTGGCCAAAATGGTCGTCGAGGAGCACTCATGGTTACCATGGACATCCGACATCCGGACATTGAGCAGTTTATTACAATGAAGCATGATCTGACCAAAGTTACTGGAGCCAATGTGTCAGTAAAGATAACAGACAGTTTCATGCATGCAGTCGAGGCTAATGGAGAGTTTGAACTTCAGTTTCCGGTTGAGTCGGAAGAACCTACATACACAAAGGTAGTTAAGGCAAGAGAATTGTGGGATTTGATTGTTGAATCTGCCACAAAAACTGCCGAGCCCGGACTCATGATGTGGGACAACATTATCAACAACTTACCGGCTCACGCCTACAAGGATAAAGGCTTTAAAACTTTGACTACAAATCCTTGTGGAGAAATTCCTTTGTCGGCTTATGATAGTTGCCGACTGGTTTCTGTAAATCTTAAGAACTTTGTTAGGAATAGATTTACTAGCAAGGCCGAATTTGATTTCGATCACTTTAAAGATATCGTGTCTCTGGCGATGAGGCTATCTGACGATCTAGTAGAACTTGAGATTGAGAAGTTAGATAATATAATTGCTGTTTGTGACACCGATGAGGAAAAGGAAATGTGGAAGAACTTGTTAGACGCTTGCAAGAACGGGCGCAGGACTGGACTCGGTACACACGGACTAGCCGATGCCTTAGCAAACTTAAACATTAGATACGACAGTTCAGAAGCTGAAGAGGTTATTGATAAGATTTATTCAACACTCCGAGACACTGCTTATGGTGAGAGTGTTAACTTGGCCCAGGAGCGAGGGGCGTTCCCCGTGTTCGACTGGGATACAGAGCGAAACAACTCTTATATTTCAAAACTGCCAAAAATTTTGCGGGAAAAAATTTCCAGATTTGGAAGACGAAATATTTCTATTTTGACGAATGCTCCCACAGGTTCAGTTTCTATTATGTCGCAGACTAGTTCTGGCTTGGAGCCCGTGTTTCGAAACAGCTATAAGCGCCGCCGAAAGCTTTCCCATAACGAAAAACATGTCCAACCAGACTTTGTAGATCCTCTTGGGGACAAGTGGCTGGAATATGAAGTATATCACCACAATGTTGAGGAGTGGCGCAAAGTAACAAAAAGCAAAACCAAAGAAATTCCAGATTTCTTTGTTACAAGTGATGAAATCGACTGGAAAAGAAGAGTTATGATTCAATCGATAATTCAGAAGTCTGTTGATCATTCTATTAGCTCAACAATTAATCTTCCGAAAGGTACAGACCCTTCAACTGTAGCAGAGCTTTATCTCCTTGGTTGGAAACTAGGGCTCAAGGGAATTACAGTGTATGTCGATGGATCTAGATCTGGAGTTCTTGTTACAGAAGACGAGCAAGAGGATTTTCCTCAAACAACTCCACCCGCTCGACCGGAACTTCTTGATTGTGATAT